TGTCAGAGAACCGACCGAACCGACACCACTATAGGGAAAACATCCGTGCAACTAATGATTATCATTAGAAAAACTGATCCCTGCGGGATATTAAGTGACAGGGAACGAAGTCGCTATCGCTCCTGCCGTTTCTTATGCCGGGGGTACCCCCGGAACGAAACGTTCGTTCCGACACTATACCCATCTCACAAAATTATAAAATAAAATCAAGTAAAAGTATAACTAATAACAATCAACACTTCCCAACAATATATAACGCTTGGCATACTTTCTGCTTAATCATGCTTATGCGCGACACATTATTCCTTGAGTCTGGGTTTGGACGTTCTCTTGTTGGTGACCAATCTTTACCTATTAAGTTCTACGTTTTATGTCCAATGAATTAGAACAATTTCGTATATCTTATGAAGAGCTTGGGATGACTCCTGAGCAAATAGCCGAAGATCGTGAACTAGATCTTGCAGCCGTTAAAGCCGGTTTAATGCAATGCTCTTCCAAGTACCGTAAAGCTTGTGGTCGTTCTGACGAAGATGAAGATGATCTGAACTTCTCGAATGATGATTTGCGCCGTGTCAATGATGTCATCAAGCAAATAGCTCTTGGAGCTGAAGATGATAACCTACGATTGAAAGCGGCTATGTACATTCGAGATGATAAGAAGGGACGCAAAGAGATAGTGAAAGCTGTCCAGAACATGCAGTTCAATGTACTACAGTTCAATCAAGCTATGCAGAAGGTTCGTTCTGTAGGTGATGCAATGAAACAAGAAATTCTCGGTCATACAGTTAATGTCTGATTTAAGCAAATTCTCATCGGTAGACTTGGAAGATTTCATCAACAATGGTGGAGTAGCTGAAGTCATTGATGAAGTTAAACCGCAGCCGGTAGCTCCTGTAGAGGAAGCTCCAGAGTTCAATAGCATCGGTCTTGATATCAAAGATCCTGTTGAACTACTGATAATGCTCGACGAAGATATAGCTTCTGGCCGTGTTAAACTACACAAGTGGCAGATACAGATACTTCTAGACTTTGCAGCCGGCGGTGAATCAGATGATAAACCATTGCAACAAATAGTACGTGCTTGTAACGGTTCAGGTAAAGATAAGTATGTAATTGCTCCATGCGTGGTCTGGCTTTGTATGCGGTACAATAAGGCTCGCGGAGTAGTAACATCTTCATCAGGCCAACAGTTGGATGCTCAAACCGGCACATATATAGATCAACTATGTGAAGCAGCCAATAGACAATTTGCTACAGTATTCGGCGGCGACGTATGGAAGATGAACTATAGGTATTATGAATGTTTGGCTACAGGCAGCCCAATAAGTCTATTTGCTACAGATGAACCAAAGAAAGCTGAAGGTTATCACCCACTAGCTCCAGATGCAAAGATGGGAATATTTGTGTCGGAAGATAAGTCTGTACCAGATGAGATCAACATCGCCCTTAACCGTTGTACTGGATATACTCATCGTCTGCATGTATCCACCCCTGGGCAGCCTATGGGACACTTTTACAGTTACACGAATATTGCAGTACCTCGTCCTTCGATACAATCTATACTACAAGTTGCCGCAACTGACTGGGTTCATTATCATGTTACAGCCTATGATTGCTCTCACCTTTCTCGTTCATACATTGAACAGATGAAACGTGATCTCCCTGGTGGAGAAGCTGGAGTAGCATTTCAATCGATCGTAATGGCTGAATTTGGCACAGCCGATCAGATGGTAGTGATACCTTCGTTGTATGTCTGGAAAGCAGTTAATGGTAGTAAGTTTGGTTGGAAACAGAAACCATTCAATGATGCTGGGTTAGATCTATCGGATGGCGGTGATGAAACAGTACTAGCAATACGTAATGGTAATCGGCTGCTTCATGTCATACCATTTAAGTTCGATAATACACAAGACACAATAGCATATCTGGACGAGAAGTTTCGATCATTCCAGCTGAATCATCTTCGTACAACAATCAATGCTGACTGCGGCGGTCTAGGTAAACCAATGCTAGATCAACTGAAACGAATGGGCTGGAGTAACATTAAGTACATAGACAACCGTCATGCTGCTTACGAGAACCGCACATACAGAAACAGAGCAGCCGAATTATGGTTTTCATTCCGTAAATTACTCGAACAGAATGAACTCTGGTTGGTTGACGATAAGAAAATGAAAGAGCAGTTAGCTACTCGTTTCTACACCATCAACAACAATGTACATCAACTTGAAAGCAAATTGCAGGCACGGGCTAAAGGACATCCTTCTCCAGACAGGGCTGATGCTGTCATTCTTGCATTCTGGGAATATGAAGGCATATCTCCAGAAATCCAGGTATCGAAACCATTTGATATGGAAGAGCCGCCAACTACTAAGCCCTCGAAGTTTTCGTTAAAAGAATACGGAGAGCGTGAAAGTAGTACTGGACTTACTAGAGAACCTTCAAAAGATTTTAATTTCTCTGCTATTAAAGACTTGATAGCGGAGCATAATAAACATGTCAAGTCTATTGAATCAAACTGAAATGAATAAGTATTACTGCATTAAATGTGAAGAAGAATCTGTGATCAGGAGCATTGAACCTGTGCTCGATTACAAATGTTCTTGTGATCCGAAACCTACTAAGTATCGTCTTGTCAGTTTGAAAGATAAGCCTAATCCTCCTGCTGCTCCTGTCAAGAAACAGTTCATTCTTGAAGTGGAACCTACTGCTGCAACTCCTCCCTCCAAACCTAAACTAACTCGTCTTGATGTGTCAACCGGCACATCTCAAATGTAATTATGGATACTCTACCTCTCGGTAAATTCCTTGGCTACCTTAGTCACATCCGTACATTCCATTGGAATGCTGACACTAAGACTAATGAACACAGCTCCCTCGGTAAACTGTACGATCAACTGGATGAACTCCTTGATACCTATGTAGAAACGTACATCGGTAAATGTGGTGGTACAGTTACCGATGATGATCTGGACTCTTGCGGCTGCACTGACAACGGAGAATTGATTGACTATGGATGTCAACTAGTCGATGAATCACGTGCTAACTTTGAGGCTGGAGATGATGACGATATGCTCAACATCCTTGCTGATATGGAGACAGCACTTAACAAAGCTCGTTACTTTCTAAAGACTGAGCCTGAGCCTGATGAAGAAGGTGAATACGAAGAAGAAAATGAAACTGTAGCTGAAGCTAAGAAAGAGAAGAAAACTGGCAAAGAACCTACTGGTGAGCCTGAAGAGTTTGATATGGAAGGTATGGATTAATTATGGATCCCTCACTCGAATACATAGATACAATAGACTATAAGAAGATGCAGAGACGCATCAAGGACTTGGTGTCCGTGATGTCGGAACTGAATACTAAGTCTGTTGCATCTCGCCGTCTTCGGTATGTAGAGATTGATATTGAAGGGGAACGTAAAGCTGGACGGCTACAGCCTGATGAGCTTTACATTCCTCAACATATCATTGATACGAACATACGCAGAGAGCAGTCTTCGTATGTGCAGTATGTTACACAATCACCGAGAGCAGTAGTACTGTCAGACAAGTACACTCCTTCAATGAATCCTTCACTCATTGAACGGGATGCTAGTGCTCGTATGCGGTATGATGGGTGGCAACTTCCGCTGTACTCTTGCATTGATGGGATGCAACAGAATGGTTATGGGATTATGGAAGTGGTATATGATGAAGATAAACCTGGACATGTATCACATGAGTTCGTGCAGCTGGGTGACTTCGGTTATGTAGCCGATACTCGTTCGTTGCAAGAGACTGAGATACTAGCACGGTCATACTTCTTCTCACGTACTAAGCTCCTGTCTCTAGCTAACAATCCTAAGTTTGGGTTTGACTTAACTCAAGTAATGAAGATTGTAGAGGGTGAGCCGACTAATGGATTGTCTGATGCCGTCATCGATTCAAAGGACAAGTCATTGTACAAGATAGACAAAGTCATGTTTCGTGTTGGTGGTGTAGTTCAAGTAGCATGGACTTGTGAATCAAGGTGTGATGACTGGGTTAGACCTCCTGTACCATTGTTCATCGGCAGAAGGAAGCCTGATGTTAGCCCAGAAGGGCAGATAAAGAGTCAAATGACAGGTATTCCAGCTACCCAAGAAGCCTATGAAACTGACTATCCATACATACTATTCCCTTACTTGATCTCCGAAAATGACACTATTTCCCAGCTAAAGGGTCGTGTTTATCTAGATCAAGACTGTCAAGAGGCGGTTTCCTCTCTACTGTCTTCGTATTGCACAGCTCATCGTAGGGCATCCGGTCTTTACTTCAGTAAAGATACTGATGATCCTAATGCTGACTTGGCGATGCAGAAGAACGTATACTTCGAGCCAGGAGCTTTGATTAATAGCAAGATCAAACAGTTCCAGTTGACTGCTCCTGATGCTGGAGTTATCCAAGCAATCGAGACTATTGTTGGCGCTAATCAACAAGAGACTTCTCAGGTTAACTTCGCTGCGATGAATCGTAGAGATAGTCGCAAGACAGCTACTGAGATCTCGGCTGCCTCACAATCAGCTGCAAGCTTGTCAACAGTACAAGTAGTATTGTTCTCACAAGCACTGAGGCAGATGTACTCACTAATGTTCGAGATCTTTCAGTCTCGAATCTTGGCGGGACTTGTGCAAGACATTGATCCTCAAGTGAAACAGTTGTACTCACGTTCTTATAACGTACGTCCTTCTGGTGACACTGATGTGATTGAACGGCAGCAGCTGATACAACAGATGCAACAAGCGTGGCCTGTAATACAGAACACTCCTTGTAATGTTGTATTCATGTGTGACATGATTGAGAAGATGTTTCCTGAACAAGCTCAGAAGTATGTCCAGATACTTCAGCAAGCTCAGCAACAACAGCAACAGCAACAGCAAGCTCAACAACAGCAAGCCCAGTCTGCTCAAGGTCAAGCAATGCAACAGGCTATTGGTATGGCACAAACTGTTGGTCAAGAGATAATAAAGATGAGCAAACATCCTGAGTTCTTCTCAGAAACTGGATTGATGCACGTGTTCCCGATTATCGAGAATGCTGCTACAACTATTCAGAACATGCAGAAACAAGCTCAGCAAGCTCAACAACAGCAACAACAGCAACAACCTAAACAATAATGAGTGCAAAAGAAACAACAATCTTTGCCTCACAGCACAGAATGTGGCTAGCAGATCCTATGACTAAGGCTCTGTTAGCCGCACTTAACAGACATGACGATTTCATAGCTAATGCGCTGGCGAATAAAGCTATGGATAAAGATGTAACGCCAGAGTTTATTAGGCTACTATCAGCCCAATTAGCAACCACAAAATCAATAAAGAAACTAATATATGACACTGAAACGTTTACTGCTAAATGCAGCACCAGTTGAAGGTGGGAATACTCCCACAGTCCCTAACACGCCCAGCAAAGAAGAGTTGTCCGGATCATTTGAGATAACTGATTCTGATGACGTAGACCTTAATCTAGCTGAGCCGTCGCACAATCAAGAGCCTGTTAAGCAACAGGAACCTGTAGTTAAGGAACCTGTTAAACAGCAGGAGCCGGTAGTCAAACAAACAACTACTAAACAGACAGAAACTAAACAACAGGAGCCTTCCCTGTTGAAGCCGTTGCTTGAAAAGACTACTCCTGAGAAAGTTAGTAAGCAGCCGGCTCGTGACTATACAGGATTCACTGATGATGAAGTAAAGCGTTTGAAGTCAATGTCTAATGAGGCGTTCGACTATATGGCTCCTATCTTGAAGCAACGTAAAGAGTTGGAAGCCTTGAAAGATACTTCTTACTTGCAGCATCCTCAAGCATACACTCTACATCCTGAGTACCAGAAGGTTCAAGCTGAAGCTCAGTATGCTCGTACTGAAGCACAAGCATGGCAAGAACAGTTGGTCAAGATCAAACAAGGTGAAGAGTGGTCTCCTCTTGTTGGTGTTGATCCAAAGACTGGTAAGTTCATCTATGGCGACAAACGGCAGCCGACAGTGCAAGATGAAGAGATGGTTCGTTTGTCAATGACGAAGTGTATGCAGCATGGACAAAATGCTGAAGATCAGATTCGTCAACTACCGAATCAATTCCAGAATATTGTTCAACGTGACTTGACTGGCATCAATCAAGAACGTGCTAAACGGTTTGATTGGGTTGCTAACCCTGAACTACTTAAACATGAACTTGAGATTGATGGAGTTGGTAAGAAACAAATTGCTGACATTCGCAATGATTTTATCGGACTGTTTCCTCCATATCAACGTAACACTCCTGGTGTTGATGTGGCAGCCGATTTGTTTGTGGCCATGCAGATCTATGCTACTAGGCTTAAACAAGCAGAAGGTGGTAAGGCTATAGCTGAAACACTAAAGAAAGAAGCAACTCGTGTTGAGCCCTCCGGCAGTATCAGACCTCGTAAGACAGCTAACTCTAAGTTTGGAGTTACTGAATTCGATCTGGAAGGATTGCCTCAATAAACTATTGGCGTGGAGTGGCATAGTTCTTGCTGAGTAATAACCAGCTTCTACTCGTCAAGGGCATGACACTCCACCGCTTCTAGTTGTTGAAGGGCATCAACGGTCAATCTGATCTGACCTTATAGATTGGAATAACTGTTAGTCTAACAATAACAAAATAAATGCCAGCGTATTACGATAAACCTGCGCAGTTTGCTCAATTCGGTGTTGAGGATACTGATCGCTTGAATAAGCTTCCGTTCTACCTTGTGAAGAACGAAGTAAAACAATTCCCTATTTGGAACGTCTTTGAGCAATTGCTCGATGATATCAACTGGGAACCTAACGAAGGTAACATCATGAAAGGTGTTACTCCTCAACGTAGCCCTGTTGGTCGTGCATTCTTCTTCCCGAATGCGATCACTACTCTTCCTAACAAGGATGTGTATCAGGTTACGGAATCCACTGAACAGGCGATCGTCTACAAACATCGCTATGAATCCTATCAGTTCAACTTCGTGCCGTCGTTCAACAGCTTCTGGAAGAACTATCTCCAGTTTGCTAACAAGGACATCGTTGAGAAGATTGCTATCTCCAACAACCAGTTCCTTGAAACGCAGATGTGGTTTGCTGCTCAGAACGTGTATTGTGCAGGTACTGGTGTTACCACTGGTTGTCCTACCGGTATCGGCAATGCTGCACTCAGCACTGCTGGAACTAAGACAGCTGCGTGGAATCTTACCACTATTCTTGGTAACGGTACCACTACTGGTGTTACTCAAGGTCTGACTCTTCGCGATGTGTACAATTGTACTCTTGCGTTGCAGGAAGATTTTGCCGCTCCTCCGTTCGAAGGTGCTCGTAACATGCCGATCGACAATGAAGGATTGAAGGGCAAATATGTGCTGGTTACCAGTACTGAAGCCTGGATGAACTTCGTGTTTGATGCTGATGTTCAGACATTGAAACCTCTCGACTTGAACCTGTTGTTTCAAGA